TAACAAACACCCACGCAATGACATTAGAAGCACAATCAATAGCAATGGCTCACGATTAGCTAAATTCAGTAAGCGTTATCAAATGTATAACGATAATTATAACGATCAAGTAGTCAGCAAGTTAGGTCAGATATATAGAGCATTTGCTCAACTTAAATTAGACGTTCAGATTAACGATAACAATAATATCTATAAGCAAGTAGTAAACGCTGTTTCTAATGTGTACAGTTTTGGCATTAATAGAACATTTGAATCAGATGATGTTCAAGAGTTATATAATGACTTACGCATTGACAAGGTTATGGCTCAAGCCAACAGATATATGAACGCATTTAATGACGTTCTAGTACAAGTTAGCTGGGATAGCAAGAAAGAGCAGCCAAAGGTAATGCTAAGACTGCCACATCTAACCGAGGTTGGCTATTCTCAAGGTGATGTTGAATGGGTGGCATACTTTGTTGAGATGGTAGGAAAAGACCAGAAAACGGAACGCTGGGCGTATTGGAGTAATGAAGAACATTATTACATTGACAAACAATCTGGTGAAGATAAGATTGTAGCGGTTGAAGATAATGAAGAAATGGTTAATCCATTTGGTGTATTGCCTTTCGTGTATCTACATAACGGTTGGAGAGATGAATCTTTCTGGGATTCTTACACGGGTGATGATTTAACTGGTGGTACAATTGATATGGCAGTTCATCTGACGTTTTTGAATCACATCATCAAGACACAATCATTCAAACAATTAGTTGGTAAAGGTGACAACGTGGGTGAATTGCTCGGACAAGTATTAGACCCATTATCAATCTTAACATTGACTGGACAAAATACAGAGATTAGCGTTTTAGACTTACAGTCAAACTATGAACAACTTCATAGAGTAGCGCAAGACTTAGCAAACAACCTAGCGATTAGCTACGGTGTATCACCATCTCAATTTAGAATGACTAGCCAAGCATCATCTGGCTTTGCTTTACAGATGGAGAACCTCAAACTTGATAGATTCACATTAGAGCAACAAGCAGACTTTAAAGTTTATGAAAAAGAGTTATTCACATTGATTGGTCAAGTATCTGAATATTATGGCAAGGCTGTTAATGGAGAAATGACTGTTGATTTTGTTGAGCCTAACTACCCAGCAAGTGAAACTGAGCAATTAACTATTGACCAGCAAAGTATTGACTTGGGTCTTAGTTCACCGCACAAAGTATTGATGCGTAATAATCCAGACTTAACTGAAGAAGATGCTCGTGTTGATGTTGATGATAATATTAATGCTCGTAATGATATGCTTAACAAGGTTAAAACTGGTGGCTCTCTGAACGATACAATGGCTGCTTTAGGTCTAAATGCCAACGCTTGATGCCATATACAATCAATCTCAAAGCGAGGTTGATGCTTTTATACGTCAGTTTGATGGCGAGATGGAAAAAGTATTTGAGCGTGTTAGACGAATTGCCAATGCTCAACTTGCTGGATTAAGCCAAGACGATATATTGAAATATGAATTTGTTTGGCGTAAGTCGTTACAAGATGCTGGATATTATGTTTTAGTTAATGATTTGATTGATACGCAATTTGATTCAATCTATTCTGGAACATTACAAGCATTTGAAGCGGGTGGTTTAAAGACTGCCTTTACTGCTGATGATGCTACTAAGATTCAGATATTAAAGCAGATGAAGCGTGATTTCTTTATTCGCCTTGGTGATGATGTTGGCTTGAGTGTTAAGCGTGAGTTATACAAGTATGCTATATCTGATGCTTCGGTTGTTGATATGACTGCTGGTATTGCTCAAACATTAGAGGGTTCTAACCTTGCCAAGTATTCACAGACTTATGCCAGAACAGCGATTAAAGAGTTTCAACAAGAAGTGATTGATTTACGTGCTGCTGATATTAAAGATGGCGTTTGGGTTTACGTGGGCGTTAATGATGGTCGAACCAGAGATTTTTGTCGCAATGTATTAAAGCGCAATAGGTTTTATGATGATAGTCGTAAGAACCGCATAGAAAACGACCAAGATAGGGCATACAACTGCCGTCATAGGTTCTATAAGATGGATAAACAAGAAGCCGAAGCAAATGGGTATAAGGGTAACTAAACAGCCAAACTGGGGCAAATACAAGAAGCGGTTGAAAAATACTGGCGATGCTCTATATTCGGTTTCTGAAAGTATTATTGTTGGTATTATTAATCGTACTCAATCTGGTAAGGATAAAAACAAGAAAGGCTTTAAAGGATATTCAAAGGGATACGGCAAGACTGGTACTGTTAATTTAACTGATACTGGCACAATGCTACACGCTATTAATCGTAAAAAGATAAAAGGTGGTGTTAAGCTATATTTCCCAAATACAAATGAAAATAAAAAGGCACACGGCAATCAAGTAAAATATGGGCGTAAGTTCTTTGGACTTGATAAGACACAAAAAGAATTAATAAAACGCAAACTTGGTAAATTTATTGTAAAAACAAAGAGTTAGTGTTATTATGAAAACAACTTTTATATAAAAGAGGTAAATGTTATGGCTGACGAGCATACAAACGGCACAGACGAAACTCCTAAGTCTGAAAATGAGGTGGTGTTATCACAATCAAAACTTGATAAACTGATTGATAAAGGTTTTAGCAAGGGTGCAAACCGAGCAAAGTCTGAATTAGCAGAACAATTAGGTGTTGATTCAATTGAACAAGCACGAGAGTTAATTAATGCGAAACGTGAAAACGATGAAGCTAATAAGTCCGATTTGGATAAGGCAGCAGAGTTAATCAATACGCTTAATGGAACAATCAAAGGCTTGGAAGCAAACAACAACGAGATTAAAGCTGATATGGCAGTTCAAAAGGTTGTGAGCGAAAACGGTATCAAAGATGCTGATTACTTCAAACATTTATTAGCGACTGCGAGTGCTAGTGAGGGTTTTGAGCAAGATGCGTTTATTGAACAACTAAAAGGTGATAAACCTTACTTATTTTCTGGTGGTGAAGTAACTCAACCAAAGAAAGTAGATGCGACTTCAAACCGAGCGTCATTAGATGTAGGTGAGAGGGTTAAATCTGCTAGAACTATGGCTGAACTATACGCACTCCAGAATGAATTATAATTAATATTCTTTAGGAGAATAAAATGGCTGTAAATACAAAAAGTGTACTATCGGATTCGGTAGTTGATTTAATGAACCAAGCGGTTATCGTTTCTGGTAACTCTTACAACAAGATTGATGCTTACGCTACAATCCGTCAAGACGATATGGCAAACTCTATTGCGTTTACTGTATTCTCAAGAATGGCTGCGGCAACTACTCCATTAACTGATGGAACTGAGGCTTCTTCGACTACTATGACTGATACTAAGGTTCAGCTTACTATGGCTGAATACGGTGCTGTTATCACTTCAACTAGCTTGGCTAATATTGCTACTGCTGGTAAAGCTGACTTAGCATCTGCTGAATTAGTTGGTGTAAACCTTGGTGAAACAACCGACAAGTTAGGTCTTGCTGCTCTTGAAGCTGGTACAAGCACAACTGCCGCCGCTACTTCTGGTACTTTAGTTGCTGCTGATTTACGTGGTAGATATACTGCTCTAGCTAATAATGGTATTGCTAAGTTCCCAGATGGTCGTTACGTTGCGTTTATTAATCCATCACAAGTATCTGACATTAAAGGTGATTACATCACTATTGCTCAAAATACAGACATTGGTCAAGCGACTTCTGGTGTTGTTGGTGCTTTAGAGGGTTTCACTATCGTTGAAGATTCTAACGTTACTGCTGGTAAAGTTGTTTGTTTCGGTATGAACGCACTAGGTAAAGCTGTTGCTATGAGTCCTAAGCTTGTTATTGCTGAAGGTAATGATAATTTAAAAAGAAAAATCAACGTAGGTTGGCATGGAATTTTGAAGTATGGTGTAATTGACCAGAACGCATTAGAAGTAATTACTTCAGCGTAATCATGAGCAAGGTAGCTAAAAAGGCAGTAGCTAAAAAGGCTACTAAGCATCAATTGAAAGCATTGATTAATGGTTCTCACGGCATTGATGGCGGTATCTACACCTATAAGGTTGGTGATATCGTTACTTTATCTAAAAAATCACACTACGATTCTATGAAAGAATTAGTAGATAGATTTAGCGAGGTATAACAATGGCTTGGGTGCTTAAAAATGCAGACATCATTGCGGCACTACCAATACTGGCTGACCACTACGAAAAGGCTGATTCTGGCTCAACTACAACACTTGTTTCTGGTCGTTTAACTGACCTTGTACAAGCAGAGATAGTTGGTGCTACTATTGGCTTTATTACTGGTGATAACGCTGGTGTTGATGCGACTGTTACTTCATACACTGATTCAACTGGTACATTCGGTTTCGGTGCGGTATCTAATGCGGTGGATTCATCTACTGGGTTTGGTATCGTTTATCTTGATTACACAACTTATATTGATCGTGCTTATGACATTATCAAGAACGAATTGCGTAATAGAGGGTTAGACATTGATTTATTCTTAACAACTGCTCAAGTGAAAGAACTTCATTTGACCAAGTGTTTAGAGTTGATCTGTATGGCTAAACGTCAAGATGCTGATACTGATGATATTTATCACGAATCTTACTTAGTCTTTAAGGAAAACTACGAAAGTGAGTTGACCACTATAAAGGCTGATTATGATACTGATGAAGATGGTACGATTGAAGAAGCGGAAAAGAAGCAATCTAATCAAGTGGTATTGACAAAATGATAACGCTGTTAAAAACAAAAGGCTATAAATTGACAAGGAACGACACGCTTAATAATCGTGAGTTCAGAGAGTTAGACAAATCTGTTGAAATAAATGAAGATTTATCAATGTTTGGACGTGCTGTTTACAACACTAACGAAATATTTGAGTTGTTTTTGAGTGATAAAACATTTACTGACAAAAAGATTCATTCTATTTTAGATGATGGGCGCACAACTGGTTTCAGAGATTTTTATATTGAAACTGGTTATGTTGACCCAGACTACACAATTGATTTGCGTGGCTATGATGAACTTACGGCTAATGTTGAAAGACAAGAGCGCGGGTTTCTGATTACATTTACAACAATAAAACAAGGAGTTTAATATGGCTATTAAAGGACACGAGGGAAGTGTAACAGTTGCTTCTGGTGCTATGGGTAATGCGAAAGCGTTTTCTTTAGACATCAATCAAGAAACTGTTGATACTACTGATTTTGGTTCAAATGGTTGGAAAGAGTCTGTAGCAACTTTAAATAGTTGGTCTGGTTCTATTACAGCAATCTTTGATGCAAGTGGTACTGCTGAAGGTGCTTTACAAACTGGCTTAACTGCTGGTAGTACAGTTGCTTTAGATTTACAACTTGGCGGTGGAACTGGCTCATACGATAAGTATAGTGGTTCAGCAAACATTACAAGTCAAAGTGTTACAAATGATGTTAATGGTATTGTGGAAGTTACTTTCAATTTTGAAGGTACTGGCGCACTAACAATAGCGTAATTTTAAGGGGATTAAGTTCCCCTTTTTTTATTTAGAAACTATGAATAAATTATTAAAAGCATTAGAAAAAGAAGGTACTGATATTCGCTCTGCTGATATGGTAGTTGGTGGAAAACTTCATCACGTCTATTACCGTGTTATGTCTGGGCAAGACCACGACAACGCATTAGAATTATCTAAGAAAGTTAAAACAGTAAAAGAAGCCGATGGTTCAACTACTGATTTGACATATTATGATGATGGGTTATTGAGAGCGCATATTATCTACTTTCAGCTACTTACAAAAGAGGGCGAACGTGTTTTTAATGATTTAGTCAAAGTTCAATGGATTAAAGATACTATCACCTATGAATCATCAAGCTATTTATCGGCTTTGATGGGTTTAAAGTCTGTATCTGACATCATTGAAGAACAACAAGAAGCGTTAAAAAAGATGAATGGCTAAAGGCTAAGGCGTTTCTTGCTTTTGAACTTAATAAGTCCATCTCTGAAATTAACTCATTGCCAATGTCTGAAATTGGTACACTACTAGCATATAAGATTAACGCTAATAAAGAGGTAGATAATGGCAACTGAAAAGATTGAAATTGAGATTATTGCTAAAGGCAAACCAGCTGAGAAAGCAATTCAAGGCGTTGAAAGAAAGACTAAAGACCTAGGCACACAAAGTAAGCAAACTGGAAAAGAAGTTGATGGTGTTTTAACTCGTATGAGAGCAGGTTGGATTGCTGTTGGCGCTTCAGTTGTTAAGGCTGTATCAGAAGCAGCTAAGTTTGAACGTGCTTCTATTGGTCTATCGGCTTCACAAAAGCGTTGGGCGCAAGAAGTATCATTAGCAACCGACATTCAAGCTGAACAAGTTGCTGGCTTCTTAAAGTCTGCTCAAACTGCTGGATTAGCAGAAGAACAGATGAAAGATTTAGCCAAGCAATCTATTGCCCTTGGTTACGCATTCCCGCACGAAAACGCTGAAACATTAAACGACAATATGATTATGCTTGCCAGAACTGGTGAAGCACAAGGTTTTGTTGTTGATATTCTTGAACAGAAATATACCGCTCTTGGTGAAGATATTAATAACCTTGATTTAAAGACTAAATCTTGGTCTGAAAAGATGGCTCTTGTTGGTGAGGTTGCTGAGAAATCACAAGCACAAATGGACGCTTCTAAATATAAAGACTTAAACAAAGTTATTGGCACTATGGATAAGGCATTCACAGATGTTGGTCATAGCCTTGTTGTTCTTGGTAGTGAAAGTGGTGGTTTTGGTCTTGTTACAAATGTTTTAAATACGTTCTCACTTGCCTTACAATTTGTTACTGCTGGCGTTACTTCATTAACAAAGGATATTCCAAAGTTATTTGAAGCGCTTGGTTTATGGACTGATAAACAAGCCAAGTTAGTTGATGGTACTGACAAACAAAAAACCGCTGAAGAACAGTTGAGTTACGCATTACAGCAGAAGAAAGACATAATGGCGTCAATACATATATTGACTGGTTCTGCCTTAGAGGGTGCTAAAAAACAACTTAAAATGCTTGACAAGCAAATTGCGAGTATTAAAAAACACGGTGATGCTCTTGAAGAATCAAGACAGCAAATAAACAAAAGCAAGCAAGCCCACGCCGATGCTAAGGCTCAAGAAGTTGCCGATGCCAATAGTGCTTGGGGCAAGATGAAGAAAGGCTTTGGCGATTACGTTAAAGATGTTAATAACAAAGCGGTTACTTTAAGACAAACTGGTGCTAAAGTTGCTCAAGGTATGGAAGATGCCTTTGTTAATATGGCTATGGGCGTTAAGACTTCTTTCAAAGATATGGCTCGTGCCGTTATTGCCGACCTAATTAGAATCCAAGCAAGAGAGGCTATTGTTGGTTTGATTGGTAGATTAGGGTTTCATACTGGTACTGCTGAAGTTAAACATACTGGCGGTGCTATTGGTAAATCAAGAATTCCATCATTCCATACTGGCGTTAGAAGCGATGAACGATTAGCTAAACTACAAGTCGGTGAAGCGGTTATTAATCGTGGTGGTGCTGCTAAAAATAGAGATGCTATTGATGCAATGAACAAAGGTTATTCTGTTGGCGGTCAAGGCGGTCAAGTTACAACTGCTGAGATTAACTTTAATGTACAAGCTATTGATGCTTCTTCGTTTAATAGTTATCTTGTTAATAATCGTGGCACTATTGAGGGCATCATTAACGCATCATTAACATCTAACGGTTCTGTTAGACGTACTATTAAACAGGTCGTTTAAATGGCATTACCAAATTTATCGGGTTATCTTCTTTATGGACACAGCCACGTTCAAATAGAAGAATGGACTAAACAAGGAAGCGCAGTACAGTTTAATTCTGGAAAGAGTCAACGGATAGTTAGCAATACATTACCAGCTATTGAAATGACTATTAGCTATAAAAACATTCCACACTCAACCTATGTTGTTATTAGAAACATATACCAAACTAATCATTCCAATACATTTGAATTAAATCAGACTGGGCAGGAGGTTTTACAATTAATCGACCCAAGACGTGACCATTTGGGTGTGGCTAATACGAGTGTTTGGGCATTTAAAGAGTTTAAATTTAAGGTTGGTTCTGATGTTAAATATTCTGGAACGATTAAACTAATCAGTTCTGTATTTTTTGACTTTACAGAGTATCAGTCTGCTTTTACTCAAGCATCTACTTATTCGCCAGTAACTTCAACTAATACAACATTCACGTCTTTACTGACAAATTATGCTCAACCCTACCAAATTGATTAC